GGTGTAACTTTACCAGAGCATACCGCACTAGCATACATATTTGCGTATGCTGAAGGATAAACCTTAAACTTTCTTTTTGCTGCTGCTTTTCCTCTTGGACAAAGTTTAGCCATTTTTCTTTTTACACTCACACTCATGGTTACATAAGCAAGGTGTAATCCCTAAAAATCTACAAACTAATTCACAAACTTTATTTTTTATTTTTTTTATCATTTTTCTTTTTCTTCTCCATTTTTCCAACTTTGTCTGCAGCATAAAGTAAACCGCCAACAGCTGCTCCACCTGCAGCAGATTCTTTTGCAGCTCTTTTATTTATTTTTCTTAAACCTTGAATTCTTTCAATGTCACGTTTAGCTCTTGCATCTAATTTCTTACCTGGATAGCTATATTTCTGTTCGGCTTTAATTCCGGCTATTCTACTCTCCATGGTTTTTTTACCCATTTGTTTTCTTTCAGACAAAGGTTTTAGAGTTACCCTTTTCGGGTCTCTCTTTTTTTTACCCAATAGGCCTAAACCTTTTTTAGCAATACCAAAAACTGACATAAGATTATTTGCTTGTTGAACCTTTGACTTTTTTGTTTTGTGCAGCTAGCGCTTGTTTGAACTGAGGTGAAGTCTGTCCAACAGCTGCTTCAGTACCTTTATTAGGTTGACCTGCAACATAACCATAGCCGGGAACTTGTTTATTAAATCTTTTGTTACCCATTTTTCCTCCTATTTTTTTCGCATTATTTCGGTACCTTTAATACCATAAACGGCTCCAACTACCGAAATAAATAAAATTTGGAACCACATGGGCATATTACTAAAGTATTCAAAGAATAAATCAATCTTTTCTTTAATATTTGGGTCCTCTGAAAACACAGACCATATCAAAAGCATTACGGGCGCGGAAACCAACAATAGGACAAATTCATCTTTCCAAGAATTTTGCTGATCAGATCGAATAATCTTTTCCATCGCGATCTCGCCCTTCGCCATTTTTTCGGCATGTAGTCTCCTTGCATCTGCCATCAACATTTTTTCTTGTTGACGCTGTTTAAATATATGCGAACCTGCTTTGAATGCTAATTGTAGGCCTTGTAACCACATATTAGTAAATTTTTGCTGTTCTTTTCTTTTCTGGTAAAATATTTCCCATTCCTTTTACCTGCTCAGTAATAACTTCGCCGGCTTTTGGAGTAGGAACTTCTTTTCCACCTTCTGGATAACCAACTTCAGTGTTAGATTTCTCCATTTTTTTGTTATCTTCCATTTTTTCTCCTTGGTTTACTCTTTCCAGCTTCAGAAAGAGCGATTGCAATTGCTTGTTTCCTATTTGTAACCTTTTTTGACGATTTTCCAATCGGAAGTTTGCCTTTTTTGTACTCTTTCATCACTTTTGAGATTTTTTTCTCTGATTTAGTCTTCGCTAGACCGCCTTTTTTCATAAAACCCATTTTATTTCTTACTTCGGTTGGTAATTTTGCAAGACCTGGGTTTTTTTTTCTTGTCTACCGGCTTTAATTTTTTCATTTATTGCTCCTTTTTTAGTTCTGCTTGCAGAACAGTTTTGTTAATTGAAGTATCCGCTCGCAAATTAGCTAATTCTTCGTTCTGTTCAAGTTTTTCTTGTTGGTTCATTTGATTCATCATGGCTCTCATCTTATCAAGATTCAGTCTCTCATCCGCATCTTTTGCTTTTCTTGCATTTTCAGCGGCTCTGATGTCAAGTTCTCTTGATCTTAGTTTTGCAATCGGATCATTATCGAACTGAGAAGTAATTTTCTTCTCTTCCATCATGAATTCTTCCATTGACTCTGCAATCAACACAGCTTTTCTAGCTTCAATTCTTTGTGTGATGGACTGAATCTGTTGTTGAATCACTTGTGCAAAGCCAGGAGCCGATTGTACTTGTGCTTGAAGCTGCTGAATTTGTTGTAATTCATCTCTAAATTCAATTTCAATTTGTTCCTGAGACATTAAACTAATATGTTCAAAAATATTTTTTTCCAACAACGCCATCACTGCCGGATTATTTCTTGCCATATTTGTTGCCATGAAATTTAAATGCGCGGTAATGTGTGCTCGGTGATCTTGTCCTGGAAACGCTTGAAATGGTTTTGCTGCGATTGCATCAATATGTTCTAACGCCGGATCTTTTGGTGTTGGTGGTTGTGGTGCCACTAATATTTGGTCAATATTTTTTACACCAAGTGCTTCGTACATGTTTCTGTAAACATTATACAGATTATGTATGCCAGGGTTTGATGTTGCCAATTGCAGTTCCGTTTGCGCAAGGGAGATACGCTGAGTCTGTGAAAAGATATTAGGATCTGCAACTGGCAAAATATCTACACGATCATCAAAGTCAGCTTGCTTAATGATACGTTGACCACCCACAACATCGTATGGGTATTCTTGTGGCAGATATAACTTAAAAACTCTTGCTAATAATTGAAACTCATTTTTCAGTGCTGCAAAAATTCTTTTATGAATTGCAGACATGGTTCTGCTTCCTCTTTCTAAAAGCGCAACCGTTGTACCCACTGCAGCTTGCTGATTCCCATCACCCACTTGCAGATCTGCTATTGAAGCGAATCTTTGACCTGCACTTACTACAACGCCCATAAGCTGTAATAGAGTCTGCGATGGCTCCTTAAATGGTAGTAACATAAACGAGTCTCTAATGTTTCCTCCTGGAGCATCTACATCTCTAAATTCACCTGGTTGTATCGACTGTGCATCATCTCTGATTCTGATACCTCTTTGTTTAAATCCTGCCGGTAAGTTGGATAACGTTCCAGCATCTAACAATTGTCGAAGTGCAGCCGTTGCTGTTCTAGATAATCCACCAATCATGTGAATTAAACCAAAGCCATAAAAACCTAGTCCAGGTAAAAATTTGAAATGGACAAAGTATTGAATCTTATCTTTTTTAACATCACCAATTTCATAGTTTCTTTTAATACATAGAATTTGTCTTGATGATTCTTCAATGGTGACAATGTAAGGAATCTTAATACCAGTTTCTTCACCCTCTGCATCGATGTCTTCAAAACCAGGAAGATCTAAATTAATATGACATTCAAGAAGTGTAAAGACATCTTCATCTTTTGTTTTTCTAACGCCTTCCAGTTCTCTTTCCTTTTTGTCAACATCAGATTCATTGTCGGGTCCTGGTTGTAAATCAATATCTCTATAGTAACCTGCTACTTGTTGTTTTCTTAATTCATTTTCAGAAATCTTCACTCTATGAATAATACACTCTGCATCATCGAGTGAGGTTGCCGTGTATGGAACAATTAAATCATCTGCCGGTACAAATTTTGACACGGCTCTTTGTTCTACTTCATCATAATATACTTTTTTAAAAGTCGATCCTGCAAGCGGTAAATGAAATAACATTTGATCAAACTCAGGTTCATACTCCTTCATCTGATCCATGATTTCATAATTCATGTAATCTTTCACACGTTGTGCTTGAGAAACTTTATCTGGTGTCGATGCCCCTAAGATTTGAGTTCGCACCGGTCCTTCTGCTGGTAATAATTCTTTATACGCTAAAGCTTGAAACTGTGTTGCGGCTTCTGCAAGAACAGGATGAGTTGCACCGGATGCACCTTGAAACGGTTCGGTTCTTTGGTCATATTTAAATCCAAGTAAATCTAAACCTTGGACATAGGTTCTTTCCCAGTCCTGTCTTGACATTTTATAGTCTTGATACTTTGCAAATAGGTCACTTCCTAATTGACCGAGTTCTTGGTCTGGTAAAAATTCTGCTAAGTTCGCATAATGTTCATCACCGCCTTCTGGGGCAATTGCATTTGGATCATAGTTGATATCAACCGATCCATCTTCGTTTTCTGTTATTTCTACTTCTTCGGGTCCTGTTGCTTCTGCAATTTGAGCTTCCTGAACTTCTTGTTCCAGCTCTTCTGGACTTGGAATGTTTAAATCATTTCTAACCGGCTCGTTTGGTAAAGCCTTATCTATATCAGCCATTTATTTTTTCTCCTGCAAAATGTTTTTAACTTGTTTTCCAGGAACATTCAAGCCCTGCGGGTTGGGACCTGACTTTGGAGGTGGGCCGGATTTTTTTCCGAGTCTATTCGGAGATGGCTTTTTTGACATTATCCAATGTATCTATAATTTCCATTTCTTCGGTGACGTCATCACCCCCTTTGAATACTTGTTGATATTCTTCAAATTCACCAGGTATTCTTTGACCTTCTTCAGTGGTGGTCGGTTTTCTATAAACCACTTCCGCATCCGCACCTTTATCGGTTTTGAACCTTGCAATGGTTTCACCTGGATTATCTTCTACTTCAATATCTTTGTATTTGTACTTGGTTATACCCTTTTTCTCTGGTTCCATTTTTCCTTTGGTAATGACTGTTGATACTAATTTTCCAAAAATCTCCTGACCCTTTGACACCCCTTCGGCTACTACTGGCGCTAAGGTTTCAATTCCTTTTGCTGCGGGTTTAAAAATTTTGGGTCCTAATATCGGAACGGCACCGAGTGCAGCTAAACCTTTTAACAATCGTCTTCTTGATGGATCTGCTGGACCGCCGTCTTCAAGTCCGAGTCTAAATTTTAATTCTTCTTTTGCCTGGTTATATTCATCAGCTCTAATTGCTTCTTCTAACTCTCTCACCGATTCAATATCCTTGATCCCTGATTCGAGTTGTTTACGTTCTTGTTCCGTGATCCCTGGTCCTCGCATCAAGGACATCAGACCTTCGCCTGTAATATCTTCTGCATCAGCAGACTCGGCTGCTCGCATTCTTTTTTGAATATCTTTTTCTTCTTCTGTCAACTGTGATTGTGTCATTGCATAGTCGACTAAACTTTGTGCTGGGACGCCGGTAATGGATTCGACTCCGGTACCGATGGCTTGTGGTATGGTTTTTCCTTTTTGTAATTCTTGTTCCGCATCGTATGCTGCAAGTAACGAGAGTGCCGGACCAAGGGCCTTGGAGCCTATTTTCTTAGTAGCCTTAATTGTAGGTTCCATTGCAGTAGATAAATATTGTCCAAAAGAAGATGCTGCCATTATTCGACTCCTAACAATCCAGCAAGGCCGCCGGATGCGTTTGGTTTACGTCCTGATTTTTTATACATGTCGTATTGATATTCGCTAAACATTTTATCAAACGTGTCATCAAACATTCCTGGATCATCGTCTGTAACAGGTTGTTTTCTGATTGGGTCATACTTTTCTGAGTACTTGTCTTTAATAAAAATATTTCCGTCTTTGTCTCTTTTAATTAAACCTCTGGCCTGTCCTCTTGGTAAGCTATCAATATCACCACGAAGTAAACGATCAACTGCATCTGGATGTATATTTTCTTTTTTAGCTAGTTTTTTTAAATCATCTGCTGATAAAATTTTTTTAATCATCTTAACGATACCACCGGCAGCAAAATCATTTCTGTCTTTCAAAGAC